AGGAAACATTACAATACATGAAAGATAGGGGATTGTTCCAATGACAACAACTAGACGCAAGAAAAGCAGAGATGCTGACGGAAAGTTCTTCCTGTATGTGGCATTCCATTCAGTATTCACAGCAATCTCTAACTTATTTCGAGATGACGATTGACAAATCTCAGAAAACTCAGTAAAATAACTCTGTTGAGGATAAGAAGACATCATGGCTTTAAAGACTTTTAAGAAGATCGATAGTAAAGGACACGAAGAGATCTGGGAGTGGGAAGAGACCCCAGAACTTCGAGCATTCATCAAGCAGCAGTCAATCTTGAAACTGTCTGCACCTCCCACAAGACCTACATAGTGTGCTATAATTACTAGGTACTGAGGCAGACCAATGACTACGCTTCCTAACTGGCAGAAGCACTCTAAAAAAGAGAAGAAGCGTAGTCTGAAACCTCAGGCATTACGTCAGGCAAAGGCACGACGCCAAGCACTCAAGAAAAAACTTCTAGTGCTTGCTTGAGGGACGGTGGTGGAATTGGTAGACACACCAGACTTAAAATCTGTTGATTGTAAAGATCGTGCGGGTTCAAGTCCCGCTCGTCCTATTTCCTGTTAAATACTATTGTCAGGAAAGTAACATACACTAGGAATGAAATACACAATCAGTCGTAAACATGTCTTTATTGACAATGAACCCGTATTGATGTATTATATTGAGAATATTCCTTTTGCTTTCGATATGCTAGAGAAAGAAGATAAGGAAGATAAGTGGATTCTATCTGAAGCAGCAATAAATCCTTCATACACAATGGAGGATATCTTCAGGTTCTCTGATTACTTAATTGCTGAAGAGTGTCATCCTGTTTTGTTTGAACTAGAACTTATTAATCCAGAACTTATACCAGAATGAGTCAATTTATTGAATACCTTGAAGGTACATTTGCTAATAAACGTCAGGCACAAACTCATCCTACTCGTTATGCACACATTCGCATTTCGCATAGAAAGATTGGTGAGAATAGGTTCTATGGAGAGCAAGCATATAACTATGCACTAAATAGACCATACAGACAGTTTGTTCTTGATGTAATCGAAGAAGAATCAGACCGTAAATATCGTCTGAAAAACTACGAAGTCAAGAATCCATCTAGATTTGTAGAGTGTAAGAACATTGATCAAATCACAGATGACGATCTCATTCCTAGAGATGGTTGTGATGTAGTCTTTGAGAGATCTCATGAAAGATCTTTTAGAGGCAAGATTGATTCTTGCGAGTGTTGGGTTGATTGGCGAGGTACTAAAACGTACCTTAGAAATGATATTATGTTAACTGACACAGAATATTGGGTAGTTGATGAAGGATTAGATGCAACTACCAATGAGAAAGTTTGGGGTTCTGATTGGGGTCATTTGAAATTTGCTAGATTATAACGTACATGATGATGCTGTAACAAAAGAGATGCAAGACGAGATTTATTCTCTCTTGCTATCTGGAACAGTAGACTGGAGACACAGGTTTAACCTCTCTGGTTGTGAAGGTGACAAGACACAAGGATTTTCCCATGAGATCTTTTATCAGAGATCGTCTAACTGCAGCAAATACTGTGGTGCATTCTTTGATATCTTCGATATGTTTGCTAAGACAGCAGGTGTAAAAATTGATAAGGTTCTTGGTGCTAGAGCATTTTGGCAAACGCCTATGAAGAACGTTCTAAAGCAGGACAAAAGTTTTTATCACGTAGATGTACATTTCCCCCATAATGTGCTATTATATTACGTGAACACATCTGATGGTCCAACTACTCTTCTTAAGAAGAAATATGTTGACAAAGTTCCTAACATGCCCTATAATGTTCAGGAAGAAGTGTTAACACAAGTTGATCCCGTGAAGGGTAGACTTTTACATTTCAATGGTTTGCATTATCATGCAGGTGGAATCCCTGAGCATGATCATCGCGTTATTATTAATGTAGCATACTTGCCACTATAGCTCAGCTGGATAGAGCAACGGTTTTGTAAACCGTAGGTCGTCGGTTCAAGTCCGACTTGTGGCTCTCGGGGAGAGTTGTCCGAGTGGTTTAAGGAGCAGCACTGGAAATGCTGTAAGGGGGCAACCTCTTCTAGGGTTCAAATCCCTAACTCTCCGCTTCGGGGAATTAGCTCAGTTGGTAGAGCGCCTGCTTTGCAAGCAGGATGTCAGCGGTTCGAGTCCGCTATTCTCCATTCGCTATTTCCGAATAGCGAATACATTCCTCTATAGCTCAGTCGGTAGAGCGAGTGACTGTTAATCACTATGTCCCTGGTTCGAGCCCAGGTGGAGGAGTTATGGAAATTCAGATTTTTAAATCTAGTGAATATACTCCGTTTGCTCCATATTGGAGTTTCCCATATGGAGAGGATATTCTAACACTAGATTTAAATCCTCTGAAGGAAGAAATACTACAAAAAGAACAAGATATTATCAATTCAACTAAATTTGTAACTGATTCTGGCACAGGACTAGGTAAACACAGTTTAACGTCTAGGTCACCATACTACAATTTGTTGGAATTTGATCATGGATCAGAATTGAAAACTGAAATCGCTAAATTTCACAAAAAATTTCTGGACTATTTTTCTATGCAAATGAACGATGTATACGTTCAGTGCTGGGCAAATGTTATGAGAAAAGGACAGAAAATACAAACACATTGTCATGGAACTGATCCATACACTTATCTTAGTGGTCATATTTCTTTAGATACTTATGGCACCAACACATACTATGTTCACCCATATTTGCCCAATCCATATGTATCCGAGAACATTAAAAACAAAATTACTTTGTTTCCTGGTTGGTTAAAACACTATACTGATAGGTGGGAAGGAGAAACTGAAAGAGTTACGATTGCATTTGATCTTTATACAGAAGATGGATGGAGAAATAACATAAAAGATGATATGAAAAATCACTGGTTAAAACTATGATAAACAAAATCAAGGGCGATTGTACGTGGTCTGAACAGTTCGGATACATTTATCTGTGTTGTAAGGAAATCTCCAAAATGCTTATCATGGGAGATAGGTACAGACCTCGCGTATAAATAAATCCGAGGATAAAGTTTACACCGCAGGGTCAGAATAAATCATGCCATTAACACGTCTGGATAACCTTATCAGCTCTAAGACTGGTAAGTATCTTTATGTTTCTCCTGATGACTTTAACGCAACAGATGCGTTATCTAATAGAGGAAATTCACCAGTAGTACCATTCAAGAGTATTCAGCGTGCATTCTTAGAAATTGCAAGATATTCTTACCTGCCAGGTTTTGATAATGATCGTTTCGACCAGTTTACGATCATGCTCATGCCTGGTATCCACTATATTGATAACAGACCAGGTTTAGGAACCACTGCTGGTATCGAAGAGTTTGGATTCAATCCATCTACTGGCGAATGGACTGATGACAGTATTCTTGACATCTCCAACCCAAATAACGTCTTCTATAAGTTCAACAACACTGAAGGTGGCGCTATTATCCCCAGAGGTTCTTCTCTGGTTGGTTATGACCTACGTAGAACGATGGTTCGTCCTCTCTACGTTCCTGACCCTGCTGACAGCACAGAACCACGTTCTGCTATCTTCAATGTAACTGGTGGTTGCTATTTCTGGCAGTTCACCATCAAAGACGGTCAAACTACATCCGAATCTCCTCTCTACAACGCTGAGAAAGGAACTGGTGAAGTTTACTACTCTGCAAAAGACTTCACTAAACTAACTGCACCTAACTATTCTCACCACAAACTAACTGTATTTGAATATGCAGACAAGGAAGAACTAGGTCTCTTCTACCAGAAGATTGCAAAAGCATTCTCTGAGTATCAACCTTCGATTGACAATCCTGGTGAATTTGGTACTAGGGTACAAGAGAACAGAATCGTTGGTCCTCTATCTGACTCTCGTGTTATTGAGTCTTTAACTTTTGATCAGATTGAAGGTTCTGCTACTAACGTTACAGTAACCACAAAGATTAACCATGGTTATTTCCAAGGACAATTTGTTGCAGTTTCTAATACTGAAATTGATGATGTCTTAGAAGGCATCTTCCAAATTAAAGCAATTGATCAGAACGATCCACGTAAATTTGTCTACGAAGTTCCAGTTGTACCTGCTGCTATTGGCACTGGCATTACTGATGGTAAGACAGTCAGTGTAGATGGTTCTCCTTCTCTCGGTCAGAACGCACAGACCCTAGCAGAAGTTGACTCTGTTGAGTCTGCATCTCCTTATGTCTTTAACTGCTCTATCCGTTCTACTTGGGGTATTTGTGGTATCTGGGCAAACGGTCTTAAGGCGACAGGCTTTAAGTCGATGGTTATCGCTCAGTACACGGGTGTTTCGCTCCAGAAGGACGACAGAGCATTCATCCGTTATGATGAGTATTCTAACACTTGGAACCAAGCATCGCTAACTGATGCATTTGCAACAGTTCCTTACCACACCAAGGGTGATTCTTACTGGAAGGATGACTGGAGAAACTTCCACGTTCGTGCTTCGGAAGATGCATTCATCCAGAACGTTTCTATCTTCGCTGTTGGTTTTGCTGATCACTTCCTAATGGAAAGTGGTGGTGACATGTCGATCACCAACTCGAACTCCAACTTCGGTAACACATCTCTACACGCTATTGGTTTCAAAGGTTTCGCCTTTAACCAAGATAAAGGTGGTTTCATTACCGATATTATTCCACCACAGCAGGTACAACAAACTGCTTCTAATACCAAGAGGATTCAATACTATACTATTGATATCCCTGCATCTAATGATCCAGATAACCACACCAAGATCTACTTTGGTAGTGAAGATGTAAACACTCCTGAAGATAGAGCAGCAGCGACTATCGAAGGTTATAGAATTGGTTCTAAGCAGGATGAAAAACTATACGTTAAACTAGATCCATTCGTAGCAGGTGGCGAGGAAGTATTTGAAGCAACACTAGAACCAACTGGTTTTGTTAAGTATGTTGCAACTGCTGACATCCTTAACCCAAGCAGAGCTGACGTTGCTTTTGATACCAGAAGCGAGTCTGAGTCTAATAGATCTTTTGATGCTGCAAACAGAATCGAAGATAACCGTCGCTTCATTCAAGAAGAAGTATTTGGTTATATCCTAGAGAAGTATCCTAGACTCCAGAACATTTCTTATGTTAATCCTGGTCTAGATCCTGCTGCTAATCGCTACTTTGACGCAAAGAACCTAATTCAGGCAAACCGTCAAGAGATCGTTGACACTGCATATCAGCAGATGATCGACACTTACGGTGAGTCTAACATCCAAGGTGCTGGTCCTGATGGCAAGTGTAAGCGTGACATTGGTTTCATCGTTGATGCTATCTCTGAAGACCTTAGAGATGGTGGTAACGCTAACATCATTGAAGCAACTAAGTTCTACTTTGATGCTGACGGCAACTTCCTCACCAATGGTTTGGAGGATGAAGAAGAGTATGCTATCTTCGCTTTCAATAGAGCAAGAGATCTTTGCAAGAAAGCAATTGCTAACCTTCTGACAGTTAAGGCGGAGATTTTTGACCCAGAAGCAGCAGTTGTTTCTAATTCTCATGCTGATGCTGCAAATCTAATCACAACAAACAAAGAGTTTATTGCTAAGGAAGCATATGAGCGTATGCTTACTGCATACCCAGCATATACACCACAGGCAGGTAATAGCGAGCAAGATTGCCTAGATGACGTTTACGACGTTATCGATGAGATTCTCTACAACTTGAAGTATGGTGGAAATGATAAGGTATATGATGCCGCTTTGGTTTATGTAACCAATGTATTTGAAGGAAACCCTGTAGAAACGTTTATTGATGCCGAGCGTGATGAAGCAGCAGCAGTATTTGCAGAAGCAAAGAACATTGCTATTCAAGTAATGAGAAATGAGGACGTTACAGTTTCTGCTGGTAACCCTCTAACTCAAGTTAAGGACTTAACGATTACTCCTGATACAGCATCTCCTGCATGTCAAGAAGTTGCTGCAGCACTAGACACTCTATTCAGCATCATTGTTCAAGCAATTGGTTCTGACGCTGGTGTAGGTTCTATCAGCAATATCACTAGAACATCTCCTTCTGGTATCATTCCTGGCGTTACTATTGGATCTAAGGGTTCTGAGAATGCACTAGACAGCAGTGGTGTTACTATTGATAGTGCTAACAAGCAAGATCCTGCAGGTCGCAATAAAGACGCTCGCAATCAGATCGTTGCTAACAGAGACTATATTCTCGATTCTGCACTAGCAGAGATCGGTGTATACCACCCAGATTTCTTAATTCCTGGTGATACAGACGACGATACTTCTAGATTCTCTGATGCATATCGTTTCATCCGTAGAAACAAGAAAGAGATTCAGGACAGAGCAGTTGCTGCTATTGCTCTAAATCATCCAGACTTTAAGTTCCCTGGCGATTCTAACACTGCAGCATCTTACAGATATGCTGATGCTTATCGTTTGATTCAGCAGAACAGAGATGAGATTCAGGACCGTGCTCTAGCACAGATTGCTATTGATTATCCCGATTTCTACTTCCCCAACGACGCTCAAACCACATCCAACTCTAGGTTTGCTGATGCATATCGTCTCATTCAAAACAATAGAGAAGTAATTATTAATGCAGCATATGCCAATATGATTGGTGTATATCCAAATGCTGTATTTACTGAGTACAAGTGTAAGCGTGACATCGGTTACTATATCGATGCAATCTCCCTCTCTGTATTTGCTCAGACTAACAGATATGCTCGCAAGTTTGTATCTGAGTATTTTGATGCAAATGGTGCTCCAATCTCCAATGGTTTGCTAGGAGAAGAAACCGAGTCTAGACGTGCTTTCCAAGAAGCTAGAGACTTGATGAAGCAAGCAGTTACCAACACACTAGTTGGTGCTGTGTATACGGATCCAACTGTTACTGCTGATCCTGCAACTGGTTCCAACACTGATCCTAACTCTTGTGCTAACGTTAGGAGTGCTATTGACAACTGTGCTGAAGTAGTTGACGATGTTCTTGCAGCACAATCTCTCTTGGTTCTTGCTGCTGAGACTCCTACACAACAGGAAGCAGGTGAACTTAAGTGCCGTAGAGACATTGGTTACTATGTTGATGCAGTAGCTCTTGACCTCCTTATGGGTGGTAATGAGTATTCCTATAGATTTGCCGCAGAATACTTTGAGAACGCAACTACACCTATCAGCAATGGTCTTGTAGGTGAAGTTGGTGAGTCTCTAACTGCATTCAGAAAAGCAAGAGATCTAATTCAACAGGCAGTATCCAACCAACTCTATGAGAAGGATCTAACTATTACTGCTGATAATGCTCCTGGCAGCCCATATGGTCAGGGAGTACAAACAATGACTCCCGCAGGTGTTCTTTATTCTCCTTCGACTGGGAACTGCACCTTTACCGTTAACTCTCATGGTCTAGAGGTAGGTCAGAGCATTGCTATTGCTAATAACTCCATCACATTTACTTGCACGATGGACGGCAATAACACTCAGCATACTCTTCCTGATAACAGATCTTCTCTAACTTATGGTGAGAAGTATGTTAGAATTACTGCTGCAGATCAAAATACATTTACTGTAAATGTTGGTGCATCTGGTCCTAACCAGACATTTGATCCAACCGATGCTCTCTATAATGCATCTACTGGTCAATTAGTTATCAATATTGGTACACATAACCTACCAGTTGGTGCTGGTGTTGTTCTAGTTGACGACTCCTTCACATTTACTTGTGATCAGGATGGAAATGCTACACAGCATACATATCCACGCTCTACTGACCCAGCATCTGGTACATCTCTAACTATTATTGCATCCGATCCCGCAGCTGGCACCATTACAGTTAATGTTGGCGACGCTGGTTCCGCATCTGGTTCCGCACATACCTTTGTTTCTGCCGCAGCAGGCGCAGTTCAGCACTATCCACAGTCTGTACATACCTTTGTTTCCGCAGATCCTGACTGCATTAAGTTCGGTTCTAACACTTATAATCAGTTTACCAGCAATCTTTGCGCGGATGTTCAGTCTTCTGCTGCAACTCTACACACAATTATTGAGGATATTTTCCTTGATGGTAACCTCAATGATCTGCCACTCTCTGTTAACAAGGGTGAGAGAGAATTTAACGAACTCAAGTGTCATCGTGACATCGGTTATCTAATTGATGCAGTTGCACTTGACATGTTTAATCGTGGTACTAAGTGGACAAGAGAGTTTACTCTACAATACTTTGACAATGGAGTTCCTATCAGCAACGGTCTAGTTGGCGAGGTTGCTGAAAGTGTAACCGCATTTGAAGCTGCAAAATCGTTCATGACTGCTGCAGTAACCAACCAACTATACTATAAAGATCTCGGAATTACTCCAGATCCTCTTACTGGAGACAATCAAGATCCAGCATCTTGTGCTAACGTAAGATCTACAATCGAAGGTTTGGTTGATGGTGTAATTACTGTTCTTCAGGATGGTAATCTATCACAACTCCCTGCTCTTAGTGAAAGAGATTTGAGAGATGGTGAAGTTAAGTGCCGCAGAGACATCGGTCACGTTGTTGATGCTATCGCACAAGATCTCTGGTTTGGTGGTAACGAGTACACTATTGCAGCAACCAAGGAATACTTTGATGCTAACGGTCTAATTACAAACGGTGTAGATAATGAGGTTGGTCCTTCTGTAACAGCATTCAAGCGTGCTGCAGATGCGATGAACTTAGCAGTCAACAACGGATTGTATGTTAAAGATCTAGAAATTACACTTGACCGTATTGGTGAACCAGCATTTGTATCTGATATTCATGCTGATGCCTACAATATTGTCTTAAATAATGCAGCATTCATCGCTGCTGAAGCATATGAAGCGATGATTCAGCAGTTCCCATCTTATACTCCTTCTGAGGGTAACTCTGCACAGGATTGTAAGGATGATATTGTTAACGTCCTCAAGGAAGTAATGTGGGATGTTAAGTATGGTGGAAACTCTAAAACATATGAAGCAGCACAAATTTATCAAAGCGGTAAGTTCTTCCCAGAAGGTCTAGATATCTTCCCTGCTGATCCCGAGTTTGGTGATGCATTCACCAAGAATGATATCACATGGACTTGGAACGGCACATATTGGACTGTTGCAACTTTCTTAGATGATACTCAGTCCGAACCAGATCAGGGTGAGCGTGATGAGGCAGCTTTTGCATTCGAGAAAGCAAAAGAAATTGCAATTAAAGTTCTAAGACAGGAAACTATCACACCTCTCCAAACTTCTATTGCTCAAGTTATCGACACTACTATTGTTGATGATTGGGATGCTGATGAAAATCTACCTAAGTGTGGAACAGCTGCAGCTGCAGTTGATTCTCTCATGGGAATTATTATTCAGTCTATTGGAAATGACACTGATGGTAAGGGCAATTTGGATGATGTCCTGAAGACTAAACCAGAGCAACCATCCGCATATAATGTCCTCAATGACTCCTATGCTGATGCTGCTAACCTAATTGAATCCAACCTAATGTTCATTGCTAAGGAAGCATATGAGCGTATGTTGGTTGACTTCCCTGCATACTCTCCAAACACTGGCAATACTGCCAAGGATTGTATGGACGATGTTGTTACCGTTGCAACTGAGATTCTTTACAACCTACGTTATGGTGGCAATGACAGAACATGGGATGCAGCGAATGTTTATGTTACCAACGTTCTAAACGGTATCACTCTACCAACCTTTGTTGATGCTGAGCGTTCTGAAGCAGCAAGAGTATTTGAATATGCTAGAGACATTGCTGTACAAGTAATGAGAAATGAGACTGTAACCGTCTCCTCTGGTAACACTTATGTACAATACTTCGATAGAGGTATTACAGTTGATCCTAGCAACCCAACCTGTGCTGATCAAGCATCTGCAATCAACACACTATTTGGTATCATCATTCAAGCAATCGGTACTGATGCTGGTGTTGGTTCTATTACTTCTATTGCTAGAACGGAACCAACTGCTGCTGTACTAAACAATCCATATCAAATTGGAAATTGTTCTGACGTTCTTTCTACTATCGATACTCTAACTGGTATTGTATGTGATGCTCTGGTTCTAGGAATTGATAGTCTACCACCAGTAAACAATGGTGAGTGGGATTGTGCAAATGTTCGTGCTACAATTGAAACTCTATTTGATATTGTAACTGAAGCAGTAGATACCAAGTCTCTTGCAGGTCTACCACTAGTTAACACTGGCGACTTTACAACTAATAACGAAGCATCTAAGTGTTTCCGTGACGTTTCCTACATTGTTGACGCTGTTGTAAGTGACCTCAGACTTGGTGGAAACATCAGCACTGTTCAGGCAGGTGAAGCGTACTACGTTGGTAACGAACTCACCTTCATTGATGATGAGAAGACAGAGACAATTGATGCTTGGAACTATGTTGGAAGCATTGCAGTTGCTGCGATGCGTAACTTCAACTACCTACGCAAAGATTGCTCTACCACACAAGATTCTGCAATCGTTAACGTTGGATCTACCGAAGGTATTATCATCGGTATGAAGGTTGAGGAGTATGCTCAAGGAGACTTCACTGCAGATAATCAACTAACATCTGGTGCTACATTGATTACCAGCAATATTGCCGCTGATACATATGTCAAGCAAATTATCGACGATCAGAGAATTGAACTTGGTGTTAGGGGATCCAGATTGGTAACTGGTAACATTGTTACTTGTAATCAAACTTCTTCCAGCACTTATCTCTGGTTTACTTTTGATAGTGGTACATGGGCAGACGTTGCACCAACAGTAGATTACAGCATCACTCAAGCACAAGAATATCCTGAGTGTGCTAACATTGCTTCTGCAATCACTACACTGATTGGCAACATCACCACTATTATCAACAGTGGTCTTGGTTCTGTAACTAGATCTGAACAGCAAGTGAACACCAATCTACTTGCCGCTCGTGCTACAGTCTTTACTGTAGATACTACTGGTTTAGGTTCTACAAATGCCCACCAGTTTGAAACTGGTACTCCTGTAAGACTTGTACCACGTCCACGTTTTGACTATGAGACTGGTAAGTATGTTGATGTAGATAAGCGTTTGGTAAGACTACCAAATGGATTTGAAACTAATAGAACTTACTATGTAATTGCTCCAGGTAGAAGAACAGAACCAGAAAGATTCGACAGTCCTGGTGATGTTTTTGACGGATCTGATCAAACCAAGTTGATGCTCGCAACCTCTAAGGAGAACGCAGCAGCAGGTATCTACATCTATTCGTCCGAGACTAGCACAATTGATGAGAATGTAGAGATTGACATCTATCAGTTTGTTCTAGATGACAAGTACGATTTACATCAATACAAGTGTAAGTTGGACATTGGTGGCAGTGTTACCAATGGTATTAGATCTGATGTTTCTCACATCTTTGACTTACCTTCTACTGCTGTTACACCACAGAGAGTGTTTATTAGAGCACGCGAAGGATTTGAACTACCTAGAATTGGTGAGCAGGACATTGATGATGCATTCATTGCATATCAAGATGGTACTCAGCAAGGTAGAATCAATGCACAGTCTGAGTTCTTTGTTCGTTATCAAACTAACAAGGTCTTCACCTTGCACACTACGTTCTCTGATGCACAAAACAATCAGAACAGTGTCCAGTTCTTCCCTGGTCAAGATGATCTAGAGTTCAATGTATATGCTAACAAGCGTCGTTCGCCAATGCGCTTCGACCCAGCATACTCTACTTTAGAGAACACTACTGGTAAGTGGTATCTACAAGTCAAGAATGAGTCTGATGAGGATAGCGTAGATCCTAGTGTATATCAGAGCAGCATCCTCTGGAGACTGCATGATAAGGCATACAACGATGACTCTGGTAAGGTTAAGACAACTGACACATGGTTCACACGTCTTGAGGACACTAGAGATGCTGATGAGCGTATCTATCGCTTACGTTATGTCATTCCTAAGTATCTTGAGAACGCAAGAGATCCTATCAATGGATTTGTTATCAAGACAAGAACTGACGATACCCGTAAGTTAGTACCTCAGAAGATCCTACTCAAGCCTGTATCTGGCAACGTCTATGATGCATACTTTGAGAACCCACGTCAGTCTGGTGAGCGTATCGGTTGGACAACTGATGAAATTCTAGATGCAAACCTCAGCACTGATGCAGCATATGATCCATACAGAAAAGATCTAACTGGCGCTGGCATTAACTATGAGTTGTACATCCGCACCAGCAGCTTTGTCAAGGCAACAGTTCAGTCTGGTAGATTCATTCAAGATGAATTAGATGAGAATATTAAGTATCTAGAACTCACTGTTTATGACCTAGGTATTGATACCGTTAATGCATCTGGTCTAAGAAACGAAACCTTCACTACAGTTAAGATTACTGCTCCTCAGGGTGGTGCATTTGTAACTAACAAGACACAGAGCACTGTTGAGAACCAAGTATCCTTTACTGGATTCTCTTCTGGTCTTGCTAACATTCACGGTTACTTCAGTGTTGGATCTGATCACTATCTAATCATCAAGAATATCCGTGGTGGCATCCTTGAGTATAGTGAGTATGACAACGTAAGATTTACCCAAGGTACTGTCTTTGCAGACATGGTTGCTGACCAAGACTTTGGTAAATCTCTACCACTCAAGACACTCATCCGTAAGGGTTATCCTGAATACTACTACAAGCAGGAAGGTTCTAATGTCTACACCATGACTCCTGGTGATCTGGTACAAGACAATAAGGGCAATCAATACTATATTGAGTCTGTTGAGGATGTTGGAATCATCGACGATACCTTCTACATCTTTGGTGTAGATGAACTACAGCGTCGTATTCCTAACCAGCAAGATGGTATTTACTATCTCTCTGCTGTACGTGCTAACATCTCTCCATTCCCAACTGGTCCTGGTAACCAAGGTAACTTCCGTAACTTTAAGTTCTCTCAGCCAATCAGCAAACTTTATCCTCTCAACTACAAGAATGATCCTCTGTGGTTTAAGTATGCTGGTACTAGCGATAAGGAAAAGGCACTTGCTTTCGATCAAATTGATCCACCAGCAACCTTCTCTGCTGCTGACAACTACATCCACGGTCTAGTTACTGTTAACGACTTCAAAGGTTCTATCACTCGTGAGGCAATGTATGACCTCACACAAAATCCAGCGTTTATTAACAACACATATACTGGCGATAGATCTATTGAAGCACAAGAAGGTAATGCAACTTCTGGTTCTGAAGACCGTAAGATTCCTATTTCTGGTGATAGCAATGTCTTCACTGATCAGCGTTATTATGTTGAACTTAGAAGACCATCTATTGCTCGTGCTGGTAACCACACGTTTGAGTATCTTGGTTTCGGACCAGGCAACTACTCCACAGGTCTCCCAGCACGTCAGGAGATTGTCCTAACACCTACTGAGGACTTCTATGCCCAAAGTAAGAAACAGGACGCTGGTATCGTCTTCTACACAGGTCTAAACTCTAACGGTGACCTCTATATTGGTAACCGTAAGATCAACGCTATTACAGGCGAAGAGACCTTCCTTGAGGCAGCAGTTCTAACTGACTCTGCCGATGACAGTGAGGACATTGGAGCACTTGTTACCACATTCGATACTCCAGTTACATTTAACGAGAATATCACCGTTGTTGGTGGTGATGGTTCTGAGTTCAGCACCTTCACATCTCCTCTAACTGTATCTGTCAACGATAATGACCTTACCAAGCAGCGTTATTCGTTCATTGTACGTTCGAACGTCGCTTCTCAGGATCAGGTAACTCTTGCTGAGCAAGATGAAACCCTAGACAGAACCTCTTATATTCCAGCAGATTTAGGTGATATTCGCCTTGATAAGAACAAAATTTCCGCGGCTATTTTTGAGTGGAATCCCCGTCTGAATGGTCAAAACTATCAGATTCAGACACATACTGCTGGTGGTTTCCCATCTAACGTAACACCTAATCAGTCTGCTGATTATGATGCTTCAGATCTTGCAAATAGTGGAACTTCTGTTAATGCTGATCTGCAGAACGTTAATTACTCTGGTGTTGTTCCCGAAGCAGGAGATATGCTCCTCAAGGGTAAGGAAGTTGGTGGATCTGGATCTCTTGGTTGGATTCTTGCAAACTACTTCCAGAATGTAGCATCTATTGGTCAACTTATCTTTGATAACAGCAATGTTGTTAAGATTACTTGGGTTGACTCTAATCAAAACAGCCTTACTAACAGACAAGTTGGTATTACTGGATCTTCTCAGATCAGACTCTCCAACATGTACTTTAATGAAGAGCTGAACCTAACATGGCAAGTTGTTTCTCCAGAGGGTGATGTATTCTCCCCAGACAAGAATTACTGTCACTTCTTAGTTGGAAATGCTATTGGCACAGACACTCTAAATTGGAGTGATATTCTAGATGGTACAATCGAAGAACCACCTGCAACTGTTGATCCTGCAAATCCACCTACTGTTGAGTTCTCTAACTCTTCTTGGAAGGAGTGGGGTTTAATTGGTGGAGAAGCACTTAGAACAGATACTGAAACTATCGGTCAATATAGACTTGGCGTTAACACTGTTGCAAGAGCGCCACAATCTTCCTATCAAATGGGATTTGTCCATAGTGCAGCAACACCTGCTGCTAACTTGGATGTAGTTGGTACAGCATTCATCAGTGGTCGTATTACCGAAGACTGGTTAGATCATACCGAGTTTGCAGACCGTGACAAGACAGCACAGCGTGTTGCATTTATTGTTGGTGGTGATCATGTCACTCCAACTGATTACGCAACTCTCCGTGTTTCTACTGCTGGTGGTGCTATTCCTGAGGCAGGAAGACCTGCAAACTTAGGTTACCTAGGTGTTAATGCTAGTGATGCTGAATTGGATCATGCTCTAACTGTAATTGGTGATGCAAGATTCACTGAGGACGTTAGATTCCAAAGAGACATCACAATTTACACTGACGGTGGCACAGATACCGCCGAAATCAGAACTGGTATTACCACTGGAACATTTGATATTCTACCTAATACCACATTTACTGGTACTCTCAGAATTGCTCCTTGGGTAGAAGTTGTTGAACTGTTCAACACAACTCAGCAACCACAACTAGTTCAACTTGGTACTACATCTTATGACAGCACTGTACAACTCGGTGCTACACCAAATGCACAACCAGGCGGAGAACTAACAAACTCTAGAGTCTGGATTGGTGGTGCATACAACAACAACGAATCTCTATCTTATACTCTTGTAAGAACAAAGACGTTCAACACTTACGGTGACTTCTTCCTAGGTACTCAGCGTGGTATTGGTGATGAAGTAAGACTAAGTGCTTCTGCATCTACTGTTTCCTTCTTCTCTAACTCTGGTGGTCCTTCGATCATCAACTTCGCTACAAATGCTTCTGAAGTTAACATCGCTGGTCAGGGTGGTAAGACTACCATTAACAACCAGTTGGAAGTTATCGCTTCTGCTAAGTTTAACGGCGATGTTCACATCTGTGGTGGTGTTGCTTCGTTCTCCTTTGTTGGTGGAAGAGGACAAATTGGTAGTGCTATCGTTGCTCATGATGATGGTGTTCTCAGTGAAACCGAATTCAATAAGAATATTGATATCATCAACGTCGAAAGACTACAACTTGGTGATGAAGGATTCCAGCAAATTGATACCGCTGGTGGTGTTGGATCTGTTTGGGGTGGTGCAGACTACCAGACTGATCAAGGTAAGGGTCTTCCAGTTCTAACTGGTGACGAATATTACCTACCACTTAAGTATTCTGTATTCGACAATGATGATGAGATCCTCTACTCTGTTGGTGATTATCTCCTAGTTGACACTACAGTTTCTGGTGCAAGACATCCTGAATTCTTACAGATTCTAGAACTAACACAGGTTGGTGCTGCTGGTGCTCCACCATCGAATGGTATCTACATTAAGGTTAAGCGTCAACCATTTGGTACATTTACTGCTATCAGAACTGACCATCCAGATACCACTTCTGTCTACAAAGTCAACGTACAGTTTGACTCTACATGGACTGAGCAAGCACTAGACAATACTGGTCCTACCGACAATGTATATCTTGCAGAGTTTGGTGGTGCTCTACAGACTGGTGATTATGTAATTATTGACCGTGAAGATACCGATAATGACGGAATCTTTGATCAGGGTGAAGTTATCCTCTATCAAACACCTCTGGTTCAAAACGTACAGAAGTTCAGAATTTCTAACTGCGGTGATCCTGACACTGATGTATTCGTTGTAGATTCTACTACTGGTGAAGTCACCATCGGTAATCCTGATGTTCCAGGATCTCAACTGGTTGTTAACTCTAGCTTCAGAGTTGATGGTGGTTGTGGTTCTCTGAGTGATATTAGATTCACTGCTAGTGCAACTGTTGGTCAAAATTATGTTGACAGTGTAGTTGTTACTTCTCCTGACAAAGTATTCACTGACATTAAAGTTGGTGACTACCTCGTTCAGAAAACTGATGGTGCTTCTGTCAAGTGTGATATCGATACTAGAATCATCTATGTCGAAGAGCATATTAATCAGGCAGGAAATGGCACTGTAAGAAGACTTTGGTTGGATAGACCACTACTTGGTGGTTCTACTGGAACATTTACATTTGCTGCTGAGCGTAACGAACTCTTTGAAGTAAGCGATGGTCAGGGTAACCTAACCTTCGAAATGAATACTTGCTCTGGTTCTGCAACTCTTGGTAACTTCGTAATGAGAAGTGAACTAGAGTTTGCATTCTCTACCTCTGGTGATATCGATGAAGGAGATCCAGCTGGCGTTGCTGATCTAATTGCTTCTATTGATATTGAAGATGTCAGAACCAACTGGATCGCTGAATCTTACTGGTTCGATCCTCAGTGGATTAACGCTGGTGGTCCCTCCACTACATTAACTGGAGCAGTTGCTAGTGGAACTGACGTTACAGTCGGACAGTTAAATGTTCAAGGCGTTGGTGAAGGTAACGGTGTATTTAAAGTCGATGATTTGATTTGGGTTGGTGCTCCAACTACCGCTGCTACTGGTACTGGTGAGTTTGAAATCATGCAAATCACCGATATTCAGGGTGTTGACGTTGGAAGTCCTGTATTTATTACCAAGAGATACGTAGAAGGAACTACTGATGGCACTGGTCCTGGTAACAGCTACTACAACTGGCCAACTGGTTCTGTTGTTAGAAGAGTTCTTAAGCACCCTGAGTGGTCTAGAATTAAGGACATTCAGATCAGACAGAGACCTACATCTGGTTCTCCAGTACCTATCGGTTCTATTATCCTTGAGAAAGGATATATTGTCCAGCAAAAACTAGACTACACCAACTGGATTAAACTAAGAAATCCAAATAATCCAACACAATCTAACACGAGCGTCTTTAGCTACATTGAAGATTGGAACAACTATTGGTTCCATGTTCCTGCCAACATGTTTGGCAAGAACCATGCAAATATCAATGACGAGCAACAGCAAGATGGTGCTATTCCTTACAGAAATGGTACACTCACTGTTGCAAACGATCTGAAGTTTGCTGGTGGTTCGATTGAAGTCTATGACTCTGTTAACAAGACTAGATTGTTCTCTGTCATCAATGATGACGGTCACCCCGATCACATCGGTCTTGTATCTTGGGATGCTGCGGTTATCGGTCGTGGTCCATTCACCCTGTTTGGTGTCACTGCTCCAGAAGAAGTTATTCTAAACCCAGAGTCTGATGTTCCAACATTCCGTGTTGACAGTGATGGTAATGCACAGATTAAGCAAACTCTAACGATTACAGGTGCAACACCTGCTGTTGGTACACTAGGTTCTCCAAACATTGAAAACTTCAAGGTCGGTAACCTAGGTGAAGATGGTGCTTCTGAGTTTACAATTAAGCAAGATCGCTCGATTAATGCATTTGGATTCACCAACTACTACACAGCATCTGGTGGTAGACATACCCGTTACATTTCTTCTGCAAGTGATGAAGCGGATCTGTTCCTCACACCAAACGTGATCTATATGGTTAACACAACTTCTGCTACCACACTAATTGTAACACTACCTGATGGTGCTAGAACTGGTGATACAGTCAGAATTGTTGATGTTGGTGGTAACCTAAATTATAATACAAGCCTAGTTTTAAGAACTCCAGAAACTTCTGGAACTCCAATCCAAGGTGATAGCACTGGCACTTTACTTGGTGGCAGAATTACACCTTACCCCTCTGGAGAACTAGTTGTACAAACTGCTAACGCAGCGTTCACTCTAATCTACCTAGGAGGAGAAGATAGCAATGGTCAGATCGGTATTCCTGCTTCTGTACAAGGTTGGTGGTTGATGGAGGTCTGATAAGTGGCATCTTACAACAGGATCAAGGCACAGAAAGCCTCCCCAATCGGCACTATGATGCCATGGGGAGGCAACGGGGCACAAGGTGCTTCGGAAGATAACATCCCTGTGGGTTGGATTACTTGCAGGGGACAAACGTTGCGAGCAGTGGATTATCCTCTTCTCGCACAAATTATTGGCAATACATATGGTCCCTTTGCGGAACCAGGACAACCATTTATTGGCATTTCAAATCAGTATCCAAACTATACTGATTCTGATATTTTTAATCTACCAAACATTAATGGTAGAAGTTTGATGGACATCGAAGCAGCACGCTTAGATCCATCTACTCTACTTAAAGTTGGTGAATATATCACAGAGAATGGTGCAGATGCTGAACCGCCTACCAATGTTCAAGCGTATGTGAATATTCTATTCCAAGTAGAACCTGCTGCTGACCTTGCAGGTAAAGTTGTTGGAATCGATATGGAAGATCCAGCATATTTTGATACAATCAGAACTATTCCAAGAAAATTGGGTGTTGACCATACACCATCTCATTCACACTCACAACCTGAGGGTGATCAATATACTACAGCAGCTTTATCTGGTTATTATGCTGGTGTGTTTGAAGCAGGAAACTTTGAAACTCAAGATAATGAATGGTTAACTGGTTCTGATACTGGTCTAAACGATGCTGAACCAAATGCTGATAGATTTGATGATACAAATGGTGGTATTAGAAGAGTTACATGGTATGACGCAGATAACCAATCGTTGGTGTCACTAGAGGGATTTAAAGATACTACTAATGCATCTGCTGTTCTTCCCGTAGTAAAGACTAGAAATATTCCTTCATATGGAAATACCGCATCATTTGCTGACGGCGGCACTGCTATTGCTGGTCAACAACAACCCGCATTCACTGGTCCTTTTCCTTTTGGTGGTACTTATCAAGGTTTTAGAAATCATTACGATACTACAGATACTGCTGCTGAGATTGGACAAGATGAAACAAAAACATATCCAGTTTGTTTGAATCACAATGCTGATTCGTTTGCATCAAACTCGATGGCATCTCATAATCATTTCACTGTTGATATTTCGATGAATCGTGGTCAGATGAATCTTCCTACCAACATCCTCATAAATAATATGACGACGGGAACTCTTCAGGCTACAAGCGTAGACTCAGCACTTTCTGTGCAGATGAACCCAAATACTCCATCGTTAACGACAATGATGATTATGAGGGCATACTAATGGCAGTATATTACAACAAAGAAAAATCAAAAGTAGGAACTTTAACGGGGACTGTTATTACATGGGCAAGACAATTGTCCTCTAATGATATTGGTGATACATCTACACTATCGGTTTTACCACAAGGATACTTGAGGTGTGATGGAACTGTTTATTCCGCAGAGTTGTTTCCCTTGCTCGCAGAAGTTTTGGGTACTGGAAATTCTTGTAGATTCAGAAAAGAAGGGCAAACGCTGTTAGACAATCAGTTTCAGGTTCCTGACTATGGTTCTAAGTCTATTAGATCATCTACTGGTTCAAACTTAGGTACTTATTTGGATATTGAAGTTGTTGATGATGCTGGCGCTACGATTAAAAAATCTGGTGTTGGACTGGAAGTATTAACAAACGTTGGTACATTGTATGAGGTATTGTACCAAGGATCAATGTTCCTCCCTAGTCAGGTGTTGGAAATTCCTGGTCAACCAGGTTTTTCTAAGTCTACTGGTAGTTACACAGAAACTTCTGAGGTTCTTGCACAAGCAATGCAACCACATGCTCACTTCCATGATGGTTCTAGAACCCGTGTTAGAGCAAACGCTTCTACAACTGGTCTTGAGACACAGGCAAATTGTAGAAACTTTGCTTTTCAAAGAACTACTATCGAGGTTTGTTCTTGGTTTGGTGCAACAACTCAGGAACTATGCCGTGCTGCAGCATCTCGTGTTGCTACTGGTGGAGGAACTAATGTTAAAAACTACAATGGTTGTAACGTAGAAGGTTACGCAGCATGTTTTTCTGGTTGTACTTTCAACGTATCGCCATCTAACAGATGTTTGATTCCAGGTAACTGTAGTGTTGCACAAGGGTGTGATTTTCCTATCTCTGCTGGTAGCACCAGTTGTGGATTTGGTGCTAAAGGTGGTGTGCAACAATCAACCTGTGGAAGTGTTACATATTCTGGTACATTCTTTACTGAGTGTGTTCCAACAGTCTATGTTTTAGGTGTTCCTGGATGTGCTGTTGGTGGTCCACCAGCATATGATTTTGATAATGTTGTTCTACCAGCAAACTACAATTTTCCTGAGTTACCATTTGATGCAAGTGTTGACTCTGATGTTGAAGTTTATGCTGGTGTATCAAACATTATTCAAGACACAGTTGAATTTGGTAATGAAGGAATACATAAACATGAGTTGCCATTGACTCAAGAACCACATACATATGTGGTTACAACAACACCAACATTTGTTCCTTCTGATGAACTATCATCTAGAATACGAATTGATGTGAATGAGTCTAAAAAATATGATGCCTATATTCAGCCTTACATTGTTCAAGAGTTTCTCATTAAAGTATAATGCCGACATACAGAGGTAACTTAGCTAATTACTATTCCGATAAGGGTGGTCACTATGCACCTATCGGATCGATTCTACCTGTCTTGGCAGATAAGGCATATTCTAGTGACAATCAAAGTCCTGAGTATTCTTATCAGGATTATTTGTATTGCGATGGTTCCGAATATCTTATTAGAGATTATCCACAGTTATATGCAGCTGTAAGAAATAACTATGGTGGATCCTCTTCATTCTCAAGAACAACATATGCTGAATATGGTGGACTGCAAAGAACTTTATGGTATAATGATGATTGGTTCTTTGTATTTTCTCCAGATCAAACAGTAAACTCTACATTTAAATTTCCTTTTCCATATGATTCTAGTTTTATCATTGATGTAGATAAGCAAGTAACGTTAACACAAATTGATTTTGTGTTTGCTAATGATAATACTGTAGAAAATTTAAATATTCAGACACAAGTAGCGCATGGTTTTGCTGTTGGTGATTGGGTTACATTGTATGGTCTGGGTGTAGATGAAACTACAACCGAATGGTTAGAAAGTACATTCGTTGTTAGTGCTCTAGATAACACTGATCCTACCAAAGCAACTTTGTTCATTCAAGATGAACAAACACCACCAGTATCTACATTCTATAGTGGATATTATGCTGGAGATTCTATTCAGTCTCCTGTTTCAATGTTGTTTAGTGCTCGTTGTTTTGTTGGCATGGGTCGCTTGATCGACAACAAAACAATGAAACCTTTCACTCTTTATAGATTGAAAGAACCAACACAAGACATGAAAACTGGATTGAATGGGCAGTATGATCCATCTCATTTCCTTTATCGTGTTGAACTAGGTACAGATCAATCTCCGTTTGATCCTACTGCAGCAGATCAAACGTTAATGACGATTGATTTTGCTTTCCAAACAATATTATCACAACCACGTCTTAGAATTACAAAAACTTTTAACTTAAGTGATACACCTTATCAAGTTGGTACGTTTGCAGTACCAGACTTAAGAGATAGAAAAGTTGTTGGTTACGGTGCTGTAGATGGTATTGGGTCTCCAGTTGTTGAGGATGCATTAAATAATTTTGTTGGACAAACTGGTGGACAGTGGTTTGTATCTAAAGATGAGATTCAAACTCCTGGTGTATTTTATACCATCGGTGATGTTACAACTAGTGGATACTCAAATATTACTGCTACTGTATCTGCTTACCTTTCTGGTAGTGTTAACTATACTGTTGGACCTCTTGGTGACGTTCCTCTTAACAAACCACCAACACATTTCCACAAAATTTTAACATCTGAAGCAAGTGAGTCAACTATTGTTGAAAGAGGATCAATTCCCGTTGATGAATTTGCTGCATGTTATAGAACTAACAGAGCTAGTGTTATTAGTTTTGAACCAAATACACCAAACACCCTACAACTTGAGCACTCACATGGTTTGATTGGTGCTCCTCTTTCTAGTGGTAGTCTTGCCACGTTTGGTAACATTGACGGAATTGGTGACTTTATTGATAATGGTGATGGTACTATCAGTTATAAAATTACTGCAACTCCACCACTTGGATTAGCTGGTCCTCTTCAATATGATTCAAACTCTGGATATGTTACAGTTGACACAACAACATCTCATGGACTATCTGCTGGTGATGTTGTCTCTGTCTCTGGTGCTGATCAAACAGAGTATAATGGTATTTTCAGTGTAGAAGCAACTGGTCTTGGCGTAAGTAATTTTAATTATATTCCAGAAACTGCCCCATCAACAACACCAGCAACTGGTCCTGTTATTGTTAAGTTGGCAGATGGTTATTATGACGAGGTGGATACTACACCACAACCTAGAATGTATGTGGTTGATGATCAGACGGTTATTGGTGGTAAAACAAATGTAATTACACTACCAGGTGCTGGCATTTTGTTATCTGATACTCTTATTGGTGATGGTACTAATCCAGACTCTGGTATTGTACCACTTCCAGATGCAAATACTGTTGGTGAAACTGTCAGAATTGACGTTTTGATGCGTGGTTCTGGTGGTGGCGGTGGATCAGGTACTAATAGTGCAAGTGATGGTGGTTATGCTGCTATTACTATTGAAATCGATGGAACACCAAGAACATTCTATGCATATGGTGGTGAAGGTGGTAGCTCTGGAGATTCTGGTGGTGCTGGTGGTGCTGGTGGAACTGTATTAGTACCTGCTGATCTAGTTGATGATCCTAGAATTGTATTCCAATCCACTGATGGTAGTGACGGACAGAACGGTAACGATGGTGGCGCTGGTGGTAGCATTCAAGGTATTCCTGGTTCTGGTGGCGCTGGTGGTACATCGATTAATGCTTCTACTGTTACAGAAGATCCTGTTGTTTACACATCAAACCAAACAAACTATCAAATTCCTAACGTAGCAAACCAAGTAGGAAGAACAGTTACAATTGTTGCCTCTGGTGGTGGCGGTGGATCGGGTCCACCAAATGCTAACTCTGGATGTAGTGGTGGTTGGAGTAATTATCCTGTTAGCGGTAGATCTGGTGCTGTTGGTGGTATTGGTGGTAGGGGTAAGAAATTAACCTGTGTCATGTCTGGTAACGGTGCTAATAGCCTTGATTGGGTTATTGGTGCAGCAGGACAAAATGGATTTAATAATAAATCTGGTAACCAAGGTACTGGATATGAACCAGGTGGTGCCAGCAACGGTGGTGTTGGTGCTGCGACTGGTGGAGCTGGTGGTCAAGGTGCATGGGGTAATGGTGGCACAGGTGGCGCTGGCGGTGGCGTAACTGGTGTTTATGCTTCTGGTAACGCATTCATGGGCGCTGGCGGCGGTGGCGGCGGCGGTGGATCAGGTGGTGGTTACAACGGTGGTGGAACTACCGATGGTTGCTACGGTGGTGCTAATGGCATTGCTGGAAATACTGACCAGTTGCTTGCCATTACTGGCGCAATGGACTTTGAGAATGGAGCTAACGGCACATCGTCTGGTTGTACGTCAGGTGGTGGCGGCGGTGGTGGCGCTGGCGCAGGCACAAACCAATCTGCTCAAGGTGGTACTGGTGGATCTGCTGGTGCTGGTCACAATGGTAACGGCGGTGGTTCTGGTGGATCTCGTGGTTCATCCGCATATAGAACTAACTTTATATCTTCTGCATCCGCTAATAATCTTGGATCTCCTGCAGGATCTGGTGGTTATGTTTCTGTTCAGGTAACATATCAGATTGCTGCTGAGTCTCCTAAAGGTGGCGGTGGTGGAGAAGGAGGTAGACTTGTTATTTCCTTCGGACAGATTCAACAACCTGTTGCATACGTTTTGCAAGGTCCATCAAATGGTGCGGATTGCGGTGCAAATGGTTGTGGTGGTTCTACTCCTGCTGCTGGTACAAAAGGAAGTATTCAAATTCAATATTATGGGCAAGAAGAAGGAACTGACTTCGAAGGTCAACCGACTGTACCTAATACCAGATTCTACTTGTGTAATGCTGCTGGTGTACCTGAAGGAGCACCATCTCAGGGTAATATCACACAATCTTCCAGTGATGATGTTGATGTATTCAGTCCTGGCACTGGCAGTGGAGCAAGTGGTGGATTTGCAATCCCAGCAGGAACTGGAGCACCATCATTTGACGGTAAAGTAACAAAGTATATTAAATTTACTGGTGCTGGTGATCGTGAACTGAAACTTGGACCATTAGATCTTGCTGATGTTGAAAAACTACAATTCCTTATCAATAAAGGCAGTGGATTAAATGGTGGTGATGTACCAGAAGAGGATCTTGCTGTATACTATAGTGTAGGCACTAGCAATGCACAGAGTATTTTAGATACTGCATATGCTGCCGCAACACCAGCACAAGGTTGGGTACAAACTGAAGTAACTCTTGCTGACAACTCTCCTGCTAGAAATAACGATGTTACATTGTATATCAAGCAGACCAGACCAACAGGTGGAGATAATGCTAGTGCAACAGGTGATAACTATGGTTTTGCAGGACTAACATTGTTCTATGCACAATCTACTGGTCAGGTATTTGTTCCAACTGCAAATGCCGTTATTCCTGGTAATGCTGGTGGCACTGGTCCTGATGTTGGTATTGATGTGGTAAGAAGAAATGTCCCCGCATCCAAGAGTGGTATTGCAATTACAGATGGTGTATTTACTATGACATCATCTACACCAATTTCTACCACAGCATTATCTGAAATTACCACATATGTACCGTTGGTAACTAAGTATCACAGGTGTAAATATATTATTAAATCAACTTAATGGAACAAAAAGATTTGTTATTTCCCGTGGAGAAAATGAATGGTGATTTCCAAGACTTTATTGGAGTCTGGGACAATTTCTTCCCCCCACAATTATGTGACAATATTATTGATTTTGCAAATAAGATTGTCGAACAGCACGCTGGCAACTCTCAGTTAGTTGGCGCTGGTAATAAACAGTTTACCAACAAAGGCAAGACGGGCAGGCATGATACTCAAGTATTCTTAACAGACTATGATACAGAACTGTGTAATAAAGTTAATGAGTATTTGACATGTTGTTTGTCACACTATTGTGAAGAGTATTCGCATTTAAAACAAGTAAACTTATTTTCTTACATCATTAAGTGTCAGATCACCCCGCCTGGTGGTGGGTATCATGTCTGGCATTATGAGAACATGAGTTATGAATCAGCATCTCGTGAACTTGTTTGGACAGTATATTTAAATGATCTTCCTGATGGTGAAGCAGAGACTGAGTTTCTGTATCAAAAGAGAAGAATTAAACCGAAGAAGGGAAGAATTTGTATATTCCCAGCAGGCATGACTCATGTACATCGTGGCAACACGGTGTTTACACATGATAAATACATTTTGACAGGATGGGCTCACAAATCTAAGTAATATGGCACATGCAAATAGAAATGTGAAATTGTACGTGAATGCTCTAGATAAGAGCATCATGGCAAATAACATTACAAAGGTATTCCCTAATGATGAATGGACATTGAAGATCCTTCCCATCATCTATCCTATCTGGGATAGTGACAGGGATAGATTGGAAACATTTGCCTATTTCCAAGATGGTGATGCTTTCATGACTAAGAATAAGTATCGTAAGAATGCCAAGACAGGTGAATATGTTTGGGAATCTTATGAGTTTGATCTTGAAGAGTTCTCTACTGCAGAGATTACCGAACTCTATACAAAATTATATGATCAGTTCTTACAGTTTAAAGAGAAGCAAGACTTTGATCTTGATAGTTTAATTAAATCTGAATATGTTAAGAACAACGTTATCAATTGGAATAAAGTTCGATTGATTCGTAATTTCTTGCTTGATGACAGTGATTGGAGTCAACTCCCTGATGCTGCTCTAACTGATACAGAGAAAGCACAGTGGGTGACATATAGAACAGAACTACGCAATCTACCCGAACTTAACAATGGTAGAGAACCAATGCAATGTAAGTTCCCTGTCTCTCCTGATTATTTCAAGAGAATGACAACTGAAGAAGAATACTTATCTACGGATGAACACAGATTTGTATTGACACAAACTGCATATCGTAAGTATGTGAAGAGAATGGTAGCATATATGACTATTTCTCTATCTGCAACAGGGATTGAGACTATGGGCGTTAAGTTTCTACGCGATCCATATTCTGCACCTGATGATATTCTTGACACTCTACTTACTGCAATTGAAGACGGAGACATCTGATGGCACTAGTATCATTAAATCCTATGACAATCAACCAACTAGCAGCGGCACACTCTGCTGCTAGTGGTAAGTATGTTCTCATCATTGATAATTGTAAGTATCACACACTCACAGATGAGAAGAAAGCAGCAGTAAAGGAATGGTATGTTGATTTCATTCCAGAAGCAGAGATTGATGAGATCTTTGCACATGACCATGTATTCTATCAGTTTGGTGGAAAGAACAAGGCAGTAGATGCTGGGTTCGAGTGGTTCCCACAACCATCTCTCTGCCCTGACCTTGACCATTGGATCCATGTTATGGTAGTATGTCCAGATGGTCAAGTCCCCTACGAAAACAAAGACGCTGCACCACCTGCTTGACAGAGGGTTGACACCTGTGCTATGGTAGCAGGGCGTTTGTGAAACAGCATGAAAGTCCCCACACAATATGAATTGACGCACCTGCAACTGCAAGCGATGCTCCGTGATCACAATATCCCAGACAGTGAGATTAAGTATCTGGGTGAATTTGAATACACAGAAGAATACCAAGCACATCCAGAACTTCATGGTTATATGATGCATTGGTATCGTATTGGTAATGAGCATGAGGTGCCTGTCTGCGACATTGCATCCGTAGATCGGGTAGACGATGGAGATTGACAACCTCCCTAAAAGTTGTTAGAATGTCTAAGTAAACGTCGCAATTTACCAGTGTCTACTGAATTTATCCCTATTGGGGACAACCTTCGTTATTTTTACGAGTGGATTAGTCTCCGTGAATGGCGTGAAGAATGGAATACTTGTCCCATTCAGCGTGATCATAAACGTCGCGCTGCTTCTAAAGTAAATCAAGCAAAGTTCTCTCACCTGCAACCAGATCACCTTGAAGTAAAAGGTGTCATCCTTGGATGTGATTGTGTCGATCCCTATAGTGGTATCGAATACAAGAAAGGCACCAAGTTCAAAACAGATGGTCATACTCGTGACCTATCTTGGGAGATGGGTATTTGCCTTGATGGTCAACCCGAAGAGGTTCATGTATCCTATCTTGTTGTAAACTCTATTGATGAAGTTCGTCGCATCTACTCTATGTACGATGCACCTACTGATGCAGAGAAAGCATGTGATCGTCTAGATGGTGCTTATCGTAATGTATTTGCTCACAAAGGTCAGTATATCACTCATTCCGAACTTCGTAAAGTAGTTCCTGTTGAGTATGCATCCTCTGGATGTTGGCCTGATAGATTTGTTCGTGCTAGGACTACGAACAATATGGAGATTCTTCCTCGCGTGATTGAACTTCAGGAGTCTATTCTGTGGGTTCAAGAGAATATCTTCAATGATCCTGCTTTCCAGAGTCGTAAGCACAGTAAGTTTAGTTGGCAAGCAGCATACACTACTGCTGCTCTTATGTCTTATCTTAAACACAAAGAGAAAGAAGAGAATCTTATTAAACTCAAAGAGTTTATGATTCGTGTTTCTAACATGGCGATTGATCTTACTGTAGATAACGCTGATTGCTGCTCTCGTTTTATTTCTGAGTGGTCTAATAAAGACTCTAATTATGTTAGAGTTCGTGGTCTCAATGGTAGTGTTGATTCCCAAGAAATGGAAGGATTTAATCTTCTCATGATTGACCAGTATATTGCTGGTATTGTCTATGAAAAGATGCCTAAAAACTGGCGTACATACTTCCGTAGTTGGCAGTTGGATTTTATCGATCTCGAAGAAGCACGGGAACAACGTGCTATTAAGAATTCTATTAAATCCTTTTGTTAATGTTAAGATTGGGGTCTTTTGACCCCATTTTTTACTGTTTTGTAGTATATACTATAGGTCTTGCGTGATCTTAAGATTATCTTCGGGATTGAACGCAAAACCTCATGCTATACTAACCTTAGTTCGAAAGACAACCATGGACAACAGCAAGCACGAGAAACGCCGCGATGCCCTTGGTCTGTTTTATGAGAGTGTTCTCAAACCAGACCCAGCACTGCGCCAATGTGCTCACAATCAAAAATGTTACCATGAGTTGATGGAATGGCGCTCCCAAGTGCTAGAATATCTTGATCGTTGCCGTAATGAGGAATTCAACTAATGACTATTGAAGGACGCCCTATTATTCAACATGACTGGCAGAAAGAGTATGAAGTCCAACGCAAAGATCGTATGCAAGATTGCATCGATGATTACCTCCAAGATGATAAAGTCGATGCACGACGAGCGTATGAAGAGATTCTATCTTGTGTGCAGGATGTGATAGATTATCACAAAAAGCAAATGGATCGTGCGGTTGATCTTAAATCTCTTATGATGGGTCACCGTGACGTTGACTTCGCAGATGAAATTGCCCAAAAATGGCAATATGATAAACTCCCTGAGCGTTATTGATGAATGAGAAAGAGCGTTTGCTGCTTGCATTGCAGCAAATAAATAACATCACCAATCTGGTGCAGGACAACCAATACAAAGAATTTTTGTATGGTAAACTGATATCAGTTGAGATAGAACTACAACGTCAACTCACTAATTTAACACATCATGAACGAGGACGAATTCAAGTCAGTAGTAAAAAACATGTTGATGATGCAGAATAATAATGACACTAACTTTCAGATTCTGCAACATCAAATAGACAAACTACAAGCACAAATCAACGACCTTAACGATCTCAAAGAGATGTTTAGGTTACCCAAACCTGAGAATCAAAACAGATCTGGGTTTGAGACCGTTGACTAACTTTGAGTTGCTCCAACCTGTAGAATATCATGGCACTACAGGTTATATTTCTTTCGTAAGCGAATACTATATCAGTATTTGTTTCAGGGACATCCCACTTCCTACGAGTGAAAACTCACGGTGGGGTCGTCACTATGCTAACCTTATCGTTTATCCTGAATATTGGCATGAAGTACGCAGTTGTGTGGATGAAGAACAAGAAGAAAGGCACTTCCCGCCAAGAAGCGATCTTTTACAATTTGGAAGACGCCGCGTTGTGGGAGCAGCACATTAACAAGACTGAACACGCTAAGACAGATATTATTCCTATTTTTGGTGAAGCATGAGTTGGCAGAGACATTGGGCATATAACTTAAATCTTTCCGATACTATTCTAGATGAAATGATCAAAGAACTTGATCGTCCAGAATTAGGAGAAATGGGTGATGCACTCATTCAACATGGAGAGAATAAAAATTCTAAAAGCAGTGCTCGCTCGACTCAATGTAAATTAATCAAAGGACATCACTGGATTGGTGCATTCTTTATGCATTATGTCAGTCTTGCTAACCATGAAGCATTTCATATGCAACTAGGTCATTACTATGACCACAATCTCTTTCAATATGCAAACTATCATGAGGGAGACTATTACACATGGCATCATGATGAAGTGAGAGGAATTCTAGATCCTCAAACAGGTAAACCATGTGAAGAAGTTCGTAAACTATCATATTCATTTCTATTAAATGATGATTATGAAGGTGGTGAAATGCTGATAGCATACACTAAAGCAGACAATGGCGCTCGACGCTTTGATACACCCGAGTATGATATACAACCAGTTCCTAATAAACGTGGTACGTTAGTTGTATTTGATTCGCGCACAATGCATTGCGTGAGACCTGTAACCAAAGGTATCAGGCGCAGCATCGTGGGATGGGTCACTGGTCCGCCAGTTCAATAAGTGTCACAGGGGGCTTGCACTGCCCCCTTTTTCATGGCATACTATAAGGGTAGTCAAGGGAACACCCCATGCAACTCCAAACCTCCGCCACCCAGATCGACTTCTATCCTGTTGCTGGTGGCAAGCGTTTCGTCAAGCGTGTGATCTGGCACCCCACTGAAGAGATCTCTCAGCAGATGACCTCTTTCACCACCCGTGTCAAGTCTGACGCTCTCTACGACATCCGTAACTACCTTGCTAACGGTGCTGAGGTGACTGACTTCAACACTGAAGCATACACTGGCAAAGATTACTCTCCTGTCTATTGCTGACACACATTTAACACATTCATTGAGGATTACCCATGGATCTTATTACATTCAAACAAAAGTTTTGTACCCTCAAAGCACGAGGTTTTATCAAATCCCATCGCAAAGGTAACACTGGCGTGGGTCATACTCTAGAACAAGAACTGGGACTGACAGAGAATTGTATCTCTGGTCCCGATCTTGTGGGCAATGAACTCAAGGCAGCGCGTAAAGGTGCTGGTGGTAAGCAGACATTGTTCACCAAAGAGGGTGAGTGGGTTGTATCCCAGAAAGATTATATTGCACAGTATGGTTTCCCTCACACCACTAAGATTGGTGAGATGAGTGGACAATCTACTGTTACTAAGACTGTTAACAAGCGTGGTCTGTCTATTGTGACCACTGATGATTACTGTGCCGTTGTGCATGGTGATACTATCATCGTCAAGTGGGACTGGGATACTCTAGTAGACCAGTTTGCTAAGAAGTTTCCCGCATGTGTTAAAGTATTTGCGGACGTAGAGAAGCGTGATGGTGTGGAATACTTCCATTATAATGAGGCATTCCGCTTTGTTGGTACTGATAAACAGTTGTTCCGCACTGCTATCGAGAATGATATGATTGCTATTGATATTCGTATGCGTACACAGAATAATATTGGTAAATCTCTCCGCAATCGTGGTACTGCATTTCGTATGAATCATGGTAAAATGGAAGAACTGTTTGTTAAGGAGGCGCTTTGAAGGATACTATTCTGTACGGTGACTGTAGAGAGACGCTGCAACAATTCGCAGCGTCTGGTATCCGCGCTCGCATGTGTGTGACATCACCACCATACTATGGTCTGCGTGATTATGGTAACGAAGATGCACAGATTGGTCTGGAAGAATCGCCTGAAGAGTTTATCCAACAACTGGTTGAGGTATTTCGTGGTGTGCGTGATTGTCTCACTGATGATGGCACACTCTGGGTAAACATTGGCGATAGTTATTATAACTATCGATCTGGCAAGGGTCAGGCGTTGCCCAAGCAGTCTATGGCATCCAGCAACCAAGATCTACCACAAATCAAAAATCCTAGACGAGGCAACAAACTTAAGGGTCTTAAAGATAAAGATCTCATTGGTATTCCGTGGATGCTAGCATTTGCACTTCGTGCTGATGGTTGGTATCTGCGTCAGGATATGATTTGGAGCAAACCTAATCCTATGCCTGAGAGTGTGCGTGATCGTTGCACCAAATCACATGAATATATCTTCTTGCTTAGTAAGAGCAAGCGATACTATTTTGATGTGGAGTCTATCAAAGAACCCACAGTCGATGGTGCTAGCATGAAGCGTAAGAAGAGTGTGTGGACAGTACAACCTAAACCATACAAAGGTGCTCACTGTGCTGTTTACCCTCGTGAATTGATTGAACCTGCTATCCTAGCAGGCAGTGAAGCAGGTGACATTATCCTAGATCCTTTCATGGGCAGTGGCACCACCGCTGCTGTTGCCAAATCCATGGATAGGCACTATATTGGATGTGAGTTGCACCGCGACTATTCTGAACTGATCCTACAGCGCCTTGATGAGGTCGCTGAGAGGCGTCTAGAAGCGCCTGCAACCCCCCTCTCCCATTTCCTCTAACCCCTTAGACCTATGGAAACCCGTTCGCTTGATCTGACGACCTTTCAGGTCAATTTCTTGATTGATCTCATGATGGATGCTCCCATCAAACTTACCACCAAACTTGCCCAACTTAACCAGATGGACGACGTGCAGATGATGTGCCAGCTGGAGAACTGCCTCAGATCCTTTGATGATGAGGACTGAGACGCTATACTACTAAGGTAGTCAAGGGAACGATCCATGAAGGACGACACCATCACTGCTCAGATGCGTCGCACCATTCTCTCTAGCATCGAAGAGATGGACATTGAGATGCTCAAGCGTATCGTTTACGAGTGCCGATGTGAAGAGTTTGGTATCTATCCTGACAACACCTATCTCCTGAACTTCTGATGATTACTACCAAAGCACAAATGCTCAAGGTGATTGCCACATGTGCTCAACCGCATGTGCTCA